AATCTGATCTGACCCTCAATAGTGCCGTAGTTTTTCTTCATAAAGTCATTACGGTAAGTCTTGAGAGTAAGTGAGACATTCTCACCTTTTCTGAACTCTTGCCAAAATGCTGTCAATAGTGCTTGTGGGTTTTTTCTCTCTATCCACTCAAATACAGAATAAAACTTATAGGTTTCTTGATTCTCAACATGATATGGTCTAATTGCTTTAATATCTAAATCAGTATCAATCGCCTCTGGGATAATATGAATGGGTTTAGTTACACCTGCTTTTTTAATAGCATCTGCGCCAAACTTAGATCCAGTCCAAACCTCATCACAGAGTTGTACTTGCATAGCAAAGTCTTTAGGCAACTGATCTGTTTCCCAAAATACTCTACCGACATGATATTTTCCTTGCTCAAAAAACTGTGGGTAAACATTGGGGGTAGTGTGGAGAATCTTGACTCTATAACCTATTTTCTTATCAATAAGGTTTGTGCATAACTGACCTAGAGCGCCATAGTCAGATTTTTCTCTGGTATAACCAGGAGCTTCAACAGTCACATTAACACCCGCACCAACAAGAGCTTTAACATCATGGCGAGAGGCTTCTCCGTACCCTGAATAGTCTAATATACTTCCCGCATATTTCAATTTCATGTTTATTTTCCTGTTTAGTCTAAAATATAGTTTTTTTCCTTAGTAACAAACACTTTGCCACAAGTAGGACAAATTCTAGTAGATCCACTACCGATTACATTTGACCAAAAAGCGATATTGGTACAAGCATCACAGAAATATCTATACTTACCTGTTTTAATTTTCACCTCTTTGAGAGCCTTAACTTTCTGCTCTTTCATCTCAGTTTTAATAACTGTTACTCTCTCATCATTTTTCTGTTTAGGTGTTTTATATGAAAAATCTTTTTTCATTTAACCCTTTCTAGAGGTAGCACATTTTTCAAGTTCCTTTTAATAATAGGCTTGATGTGATACTCCATTAATAATTTATTTAACTGCTCGGCAGTCTTAGTCCAAGTATAACCCTTAACATACTCGCTTGCCAATTTGCCTTTTTCTCTAGCCTCTTTTTGGTGTTCAAAAACATATCTCATCTGTTTGCGTAAGTCTTTAACCGAGCATTTAACCATGTGACCTACATCTTGATTTTTATAAGCTGAATAAATAGCGGGTACTTCCCCATCAACTTTAACAGGATACATATATCTAGAATCAAAATATTCACTAATCCCATGAGCATTAGGCACAATCGCAGGTAAGCCAGTTGCCATAGCTTCAAGCGGGGTTAAACCAAATCCTTCTCCTCTGCTTGGAAAAACAAAGCAATCTGAGTTGTTTAATAAGTCTCTCATATCACTATTAGACTTTTTACCAGTAATAACTTCAATGTTCTTATATTGCCTTGGATTGATCGGCATAGCACTTGGGATATTGTTTGATGTGGTTTTAAGCACTAACTTCACTTTTTCATCTTGAGTAAATTCCTCTGTGAACGCTTGAAATAGCTCTAAAAAGCCTTTTCTTGCATTGAACGCATTATAGTGAACAAATGTAAATATCTTCCTTTTTCTACGCTGAAAAAACTCAAAAACTGAATCATCATAGCCCAATGGGATAACTTTAGCCTTAATGCCCGATTTCTTGAATACATCTCTACACCACTTGCTAGGAACAATCACATCATCTGCTTCAAGTAAATATTCTGCCCAATCCTCGGGGATTTTATCACTCTCAAACATGGTAAAGATAAGCCTGTAAGGATTATCCATGCGCATAATTGAGTAGGGGGTATGTAACAGTAAACCTATTTTCTGATCTACATTCTCTGTCTTTATAACAACATCTAATGCTCTTAGCTCTCTAATCAAGTTTTTTGATACTACACCATAACCATCTGTACCCTCTGATTGAGTGACAGTTGCTAGGTATACTTTAGGTGAATGTGGTTTTTGCTCCCGATCCTTCATGGCTTGCACCATAATAAATCTAGATTCTATAAATGATTGTTCTTCTTTTGGGGAAATTTTGCTGAAGCCTTTGGTTAAAAGTTCCTGTGCTTCTTTGGGGTCATCTACGGCAACTATTCTACCGCCAGGGTTTTTCAAGTGCATAAGTTCATATTAGCACCATTTTAATTATGTTGGAAGGGCAATATAGTGGAGATGTGGAGAATTGAACTCCAGTACAACAAATTCCTTTGAAGGGTTTACTTGTTGGCTTAACCTTTCATCCCCTTGAACAAAAAGCCACCCGAAGGTGGCTCTCTGGATAGATCCTAATTTTATTTTAGAAACTTTCAACCTCTACAACTCTGCGGTTATCCAAGACTGCAACTCCGAAAAGCAGATCTAGGGTGATTTTGAGGCCACCTAGGGCTGTATCCCAAGAGCTAACAACTCTTAAACCAACATTGGTGTCAGGATCAACAACTACGGTGCTAATAGCACCATGTCCTGCTGGAACACTTGGCAATGGTCTTGTGGCAAGCACAAAAGCATTTTTGGTGTAAGCAAGATTATGGTAGGCAACTGGTGAACCAGAAACCTGGATGCTTTGAGATTCAAAGACATCTAATCCATAAATGTTTAGTAAAGCGCCTGATTCAATGACACCTGCTTTACCGAGAGCATCTGCTCTGGCATAGCGATCAACTTCCAAAATCTCATTGATCATGGTTGCGTCACAGTAGAGATATTTCTTCTCTAACTTAGGCACTTTTTGATCAACAAAGAATTTCCTTATGTTGAGTAAGGAGGTATTTTTGGTTGCATCACTTGTAGCATCAAAGGTGACGGTGTTTGTTAAAGAGCTATGCAAACTTGCGATTGCTTCTTCAACTGACTCTGCCAAGGCGATAGCTGCATCTTCTGCATATCCTGCCAAGGTGTCTTGATTTTCCAAGACTTTAGTCACATCATCAAGTAAGAAAGTTACTTCTTTATGAGTGTCCAAACTTACGGTCACATTTGTGGCTGTTGGATTCTGTAAAGTGAATTCACTTCCTGCTACTTTACTATTGGCGCTTACAGTACCTCTTTTGGGGATACTTAAAGTTTCACCAACAGTTGCGGGTGACCAATCAAAGTTTCTTGATACTGTTTTCGCTAAGTTCATGTAACTGGCAAATCGCCCTAAAGCCATTTGTGCAATTATTGTTGGAATGAACTCGGCATTGGTTGTATTATTTAATACATCTGCCATATTGTTTTTCCTTTATGTGCGTTATGCAAGGTCATTTTCAATTAGACCTAAACTCAACGCCTTCTTTATATCTTCTTCATTTTCCCTAAAGAATGTAACATCCTTTAGCTGACTTGCCTTGAATTTCTTTGGAGCTGAATCTCCGCCATCAGCAGGGTTTGTACCCTTACCAAGAGCTTTGTTGTCAGTTCCGACCAAAAATGGTTTAGATTCAAGTAATGACTTCACCGCTTCTGCTACACCCTCAACCCCGTCATCTGTGACTGTGATTGATTTTTTATCAATTAGTTTTGAAACTGCGTCTGTATCAACTGCGCCTTGCTTGATTGCTTCGGCTTGAATAGCGGTTGCCATTCTGCCAGTTGTTATCTGACTTAGGAGTTTTTTATTCTCCTCTTTGCGTTCTTCTGCTAATTCTTCCCACTTTTTATTTTTCTCAAGGTCAGCTTGTTTTTGAGTCTTTGCAGTCTCTTCCAATTCATCTGCCTTTTTAGCTCTTGCATTGAGTTTCTTGAAGCGATCATGTTTCCATAACCTATCATCTTCAAAAACCTTTCCAAAATCTTCATCTTTTATAGTGGTTGTATCAAAAGCTACTGGCTCTGTTTTTTTATCAGGGTCTCCGCCCTTATCAGTATCTTTTACTACTGGTGGTGTGACTTTAGTGTCAGCCATATCAAGTCCTTTCCATGTTTTACGCCATGTCTGGCTTAATTACATAAAATAATAGCACTGTTATAAGGGGGGTGTCAAACTTCAATCATCAAGATTTTCAACTGTAACCTTGATTGGTTCTTTATAATTTGGATTTAATTCTGGAACAAATGCGTTGATAGCGTGCTTACAGTTAG